GGTAATGGGAGCAACGGGTTATACGGGTCCAACGGGTTATACGGGGTCTACAGGAACTACGGGATCTACAGGATCTACGGGGGTAATGGGAGCAACGGGTTATACGGGTCCAACGGGTTATACAGGTCCAACGGGTTATACAGGTCCAACGGGTTATACGGGTTATACGGGTCCAACGGGTTATACAGGTCCAACGGGTTATACGGGTCCAACGGGTTATACAGGTCCAACGGGTTATACGGGTTATAAAGGTCCAACGGGTTATACGGGTCCAACGGGTTATACGGGTCCAACGGGTTATACAGGTCCAACGGGTTATACAGGTCCAACGGGTTATACGGGTCCAACGGGTTATACGGGTTATACGGGTTATACAGGTCCAACGGGTTATACGGGTCCAACGGGTTATACGGGTTATACGGGTTATACGGGTCCAACGGGTTATACGGGTCCGACTGGAATGCAGGGAATGACGGGGGCTACTGGAGCTAGTGAGTTATTAACGATGAATTTTAATTTATTTCCTGAACAATCAACATCTTCAGATGTAATATTTGCTACTGGTATTTTTACTCCAGAAAGTGTTATGGAGACCGGTAATTATACGGGTGCACCGTTCGGGGTACAAAATAATCATTTATATCTTAAAGTAAATTCTCTTACAACTCCTGGTGATGTTGTTGTTATTGGCACCGCTATTGATGAGACGACATCGATTCCGGTGACAGGTATTTCGGAAACTATACTTGTAACTGGTCCGACCGGAACATATTTTCAAACATATACAAAATGGTTGGGAGTTGATGATGTTTTTGTGGATGGTCCGACCGGAACTTCTGTGGGATTAGATTATGATTTAGGACAACTTGGATATACAGATATTGGTAATATTGATTTTACTATAAAAGGTTATAGGGTTGAGATGCAACAATCTAGTATGAATAATAATATTTCGTTGCGTTTTGAAATAATTAAAGTTAAGGATTTGGGTAGTAATAAATTTTCTTTCTTCCATTTGGAAAATATTGTTGTAAATTCTGATTCGAAAATATCTGATCCAAATGGTCTACAAGATGATCTTAGGACTGGAGGTGATGACAGAACATTTTCATCTACAGGTTTATATGAATTTTGGCCGGGGGATAAGACTATGGTATTAAAACAGGGTGATTTTGATAGTTATTTTTTGGGAGAAAATACAATAAATGCTTCAACATTGGAAGAGGGTATGATAATTAAATTTTCTGCGGACAATAAAATAGGTGCTCCTGGAGTTACATATATACGTCTACAGCTTAGGTATACATTGGTGTAAATTTGTGTTTTAATTCTTGTTGAATTAAAAGCTATAATTTATGATGTGTAGCTATATTCATTTGGTACCCAGACCCTGTTATTTCTCTCCCAAAACAATATGGATGTTTGGCTGGTTCCGACCAAACGAATTTTTTATTGAATACGTTTGACCAAAATGGGTGATTTTTTGTAGTAACTGCCCATATGGGGTACCGACGGCGTCCATGTTATTGACAGCGTTTTTTAATAGTTGTTTACCTAGTATTTATAAGACCCTTTACGATATCTAGAACACCCTTTCGATTTTCTGCTAGCTAGATTTCCACTCGAAAGCATATACGTTGCATTGCCACCTCATTGAGGTAGTTGCATTGAGGTAGTTGCATTGAGGTAGTTGCATTGAGGTATTTATTCTCTAAAGAAGTCCAGTTTAACCTTTCACATAAGCTGTGAAAGGTTTCCAATTTTAGTCTTTTTACGTTTTGTCGTTTTCATGATTCTTTACATATGATTACATTCGTATCTTTCAATTAATTTTAATTATGCATACAATAGTTTTGGATAGGGGGAATAGAGGCGTTATAGATACCCATAGAGTGGGCTTTATCTAGTAGTTCTTGAAAAATCTTATGGAATTTTTCAGTATGGCCTATGTCATCTTTATTGAGTAAATGGGATAGTTCATGGAGCAACACATAAACTAACATATTTGTGGGGTAGTATTCTCCGTTTTCGTCGGTTAGGCAGAGATATATTTTTTCTTTGTTGATTGTGTAGGATTTTTTTCCTCTGTATAGTTTAAGATCTTTGACGACAGGGTGAAGGGGTGTCATTAGTTCTTTTAGTTTGTATAGCATAGGGTCGTCTTGTAGATGGTATTCTTTTACGGTATGAGATATCCATAGAAAGATTCCCGCTATTATTAAAGCTATTGCTAGGATACAAAGTAGTTTAGATTGAGAAGTGAATCTTTCTCGAGACATATTGTATATTTATATTATGTGAGGAAAATATGGAGGAAAAACTGATTTTGAAATTAAATCTGATTTAAATTGAAATTTAAAAGAAAATTTTTTGGGAAACAGCGAAATGCCTTCTCCACCGGAAAAGAAAGAATATAAACCCATGCGTGATAAAGGGAAGGAAGCTTTATCAACAGTCCTGAGGGAAGAAAAGAATATAGCTATATTTGAAAAGTATATCAACAAAAAGGCTCGTAAGGTTATGAAAGCGGCTCCAGAACGTTCAATCAAAGTATATGAGAAAGCGTATAGAAGAATTGCTTTACAGGTTATTGGGGATATTAAGAAAGGAAACAATCTGAATGCTTTGCTCAAGGATATTAAAAAGGACATGATAGGATGGGAACATCCTCAATATGCTGATGTTAAGGCGCGTATTGAGGAACATGATGAGTTTATCATCAATCCCTTTGAAGTTGAGGAAGGTGTAACAGAATGTGGGAAATGTGGATCCAAACGCGTGTTCACTTACCAGAAACAGTGTCGAAGCGGTGACGAAAGTGCTACAACTTTTGCAGAGTGTGTACAATGTAAGGCGAATTGGTCGTATTCTGGGTAAATTATTAAAAGCAAATGAGATGAAATTGAATATTAGGTAGTAAATTGTTGGTTAATTATTGTTCGACATAGCTTGCAACAATGCGGCTTGATGCGCTCCGGTACTTGGGTGTGTCTGAGCTAGATGATATAGGGTTGTGAGTGATTGTACTCCTGGTATTTTTTGATGGTTTATACACCATACTGGGTATAGGGGTTTTTCTCCATTGAAGAAATCTTGGCATACTTGGGTTGGAGTGTCGTAGTTATTGGTGGCGCATTGTATGTAGATATCTTGAGGTTTGTGGAGTGATAGAAGGCCGTTGAATTTATGAAGTTGTGAAATGGTATTAAGGTTGTTTTTTGCACCGTATAGTTTAGCGCCGACTTTTTTGAGGGCTTGAATTGTTTTTTCTTCTTGGGAAAGTTTGGGTGGGTTTTTATCTTTCCCAAATTTGGGGAAGGAAAATGAGAGTTTTGGGTTGAAGATTTTTAAGATTGAGAGGGATGCGATAAGGATAATTAGTAGGATCAGAAAAAATGGTGTTATATTAAAATTAGTTGTCATTTATAAATACTAGAATTCTTTTTCCTAGTGGTTAATAAATATGCCATCCAATTTTGAAATAAATCCTTGTAAGGCTGTTTTAAAAAACGTTGGGAATTCTGGTTATGATATTAATAATATAAATAATCTTTGTTATGGAGTCTGTAATTCGTATGGACAAGTATATGGGTCAGGAGTTGGAAAGAAATGTAGAGATATGTGTGCTGATATGATTTCTAGGAAGAAACAGGAGTTGGGAACAACCGACTGTTACAAAAGGCAACCAACACCCCCTCTTTCTTGGTACCAAGTACCTGATTATTATCCGAGATTGTTGAAGAAGATTGGTGATAAACAACAGGCGTATGAAGTTTGTTGTAATATGTGTGAAGGGTGTCAATTCCCGAATGAGTGTAGGGAAAAGTGTAAATTAAATGCGGATGCGGTGGATGCGGCGGATAGTGGGGAGGGTTATAAGGGTTATAAGGGTTATAAGGGTTATAAGGGTTATAAGGGTTATAAGTTTAACCCTAAGATAATGATGAAGGGTGGTTACAATAAAGTTGGCCCTGTTCCTTGTTATCTTATATTTATTGTGATAACAGTGATAATTGTTTGTTTGGTATGTATGTTTGTCAAGTCCGATGATAGGTAATTAATGAAGATTTATTATAATGATGTAATAAATCTGATCTAGAGTTGTACGTTTGAAGAATGGCATGGTAGAGCAACGAACTCTGTTTTGGGAATCATGTAATCTATGGCAACGTATCCGAGAGGTAAGAATGTTAAGAGGATTGTTACAATTGTAGGGATTTTGAACGAAGTTAACTGTTGAATACGTGTAAGAAATATCGGGATCAACAGTGTTAGGATTATACAAAATATCAATAATTTGGAGTTGATTTTCTTGACTTTAACTGTGTCATATTCTCTTTTCCCTGTTGAAGGAAAACATGCACTGTTTGTGCATGTACAGTCTCCCGGACAATTGTTGTTGGTAATACATTCACATGCCATGGTAAAGTTACAGAAATCGATTGGGATGTCTATGTTTGTAACTTTAGAAACACATGCGTTTACCCCGGGACTTTTCACGACATCTTCGCAGTATTGTATACCTCCTAGGTCGTAGCTCCAAAATGTCACCATACCAATTAGGAAAATTACAGAAACTATCATAACGATGCCGGACATAGTCGGTTTAGTTTTGGAGATTTTTAGTTGTAGTAATATGATGATGAGGATCAAAACGCTTAATATAGATCCTCCTAAAATAACGCTAGAATTAAAGGTTTTCGTTTCGTAGGGATTATATTTTTGGCAAAGTTTTGAGTACCTGACCCACTCGATATCGTCTGGTTTTTGGGAGCCAAACTCTGGATTTGGTGTAGCTAGCCAACCCCAAACGAGATCGCAATAGGATTGGCATTTTTTATCATCATCTAGATTGTAAAGTGCGCGAAAATCATCATCACATGCATGACTAAAACATATTGATGCATTTTTAGCCGCTTCAGATAGAGGCCGAGAGGCTGGTGGTAATTTTGATGATAAGCATGAACAATTTTTTGTCCGTTTTGACGCGATATAATTTCCTATTCTTGTCTGAAGGAGGGAAACCATTCCTTCTGGTGCATAATCGTATGGGCAATATTTATCTAATTGGTCTCGACATTTTTCTGGATGATCTTGACAATTTTGTTGAAAACAATCGACGGGGATTGGTAATGGACGAGATGACTCTCCTTCTGAAATTGTTCCTGCTATTTTCTTACACGTATCGGGATCTTTGGAAAAGTCAATTCCGGTAAGTATTTTGTAATACAGTATAAGTCTGGGGGACCAATGTTCAACTAATATATCTATCGAATATGCTAATAATATTGAGTTCGGATAATTAGTAACGACAGTTGGTGGTGCATAAGAAGTGTAACCCCCTTCTACACTAAACCATGATAAACTATCGAGATCTATCCCATAAGTTTTAAAATGACCTCCATCTTTAAGTCTACTGAATTTTAGACCATCTGGATGCCATGATATTGTTTCTGAAACATAACTCATTACCCATTCAGAATCTCGAAGAAGTTCGTTAGCATAGTTAACTGTTTTTTCTGGATTTTTATATACAATAGCTGCTTGATCTCTAGAAAAGTAAAGCGTTAAATAATAATCACCTGTTTTGTCGTCGTATCGAGCATCTGGGAACTTCATAAGGGTTAGGATGCTGATTTCTAGTGTTTTGGGTATACCGGTAGGGTATACACCTCGAGATTTAAGATCATCTGCCATTAGAGTAACTAGCTGATTTTTCCACTGATCGGTTCTTGTTGTATTTGCCAAGAAATCGTTGTTTCTGAATGCATTATTACCTGATGTTGCATAATAACTTGTGTTATATATTTGGTTGTAGAAATCTAATATGGGACCGTAAGCCATATTCGCGTCCCTTACATGAGTTTTTATATCATCTGGTAGACCATTTGGTAGGTTTGCTTGGTTAGTTCCGGTATAGATATCTATTATAAAATTATTTAGACTTTTCCATTGGGTATAGTTATAATTTGTAAAGTCGAAGGAATATTCTATTGTTATATCGCCGGGGTACCAGGAATTTTCGATGTAGCCTTCTGTTTTTGTCAGTTTACATATACCATCATCGTCTTCTACACATATACACGAAGCATTACTTCCTAATGCACACGTTTCTACTAAATTGGGTTTTGCGCAATGTCCAACAGCTTGGGATTTACATGTGTACTTCGCGCTAAATCCGACCGCAAATGAGCCTGATGTATGTGTACATTCATCCTTATTTAGATCTACATAAGTTACAAATTCACCAGGATTTTTACATTTTCCGGATTTAGCGCAGCCTCCAGATCGTGTTCCTGTACAATTATCAGTGCGATGGCATTTATCACAATTATTAATATTCTCACAGCAATGATTATCAAATATATATTGTGTACACGAAAATGTACATATCCCATTATTTGGAGCTAGTGCATATCCATCTTTAAAGTATAGCTGAGCATTTTTTAGAGTCATTTCGACCAATGGAAGAAAGTAGTCATATTTAACATCGGTTATTGTTGCCATACTATTTGTTAATTACTTAGATTTTTTAAAAATCATGAAACCTAACATTGGGACTAGGATAATGAACATAGCTATAAGTCCTTCTTTTCTCATTGTTTGATGAAACCTGTATGTAGAATTATCACAAACTCCAAATTGACCACTTATTACTCCACCGCTTTTGAATACTTCGACTGGATTGGTCCATTTCTTAGTGGGTTTAAATTGGTACAATTGTTTTTGGAAGTCTTTTGGAACTGAAGCAGCATTTGGTGCATATTTTACAGTATTTCCATCGATGTATGAAACCGGTTCATCGTTATTGATATACATTCCTCTTGTCCCTTCTAAATCTAATATTTCAGAAGTTACAAATCTTGCGAATATGGCTTTGGTATTCATAGTTTGTGTATCAGCCGTTAACCAATCATTGAGTAAATTATCATCGTAATTGGCTATTGATTCAGATTTTGTATCGGAACCATCAAGATTTTTATAATTTATGAAGGCTGAACAACCACTGCTGGCTGAATCTCTATCTGTTGCTTGTGCTACCATAGGTGTACAAGATCTATTATTTCCAGGTATAAATTCAGCAGGAACTCCAAGATATGTTTTAGTCGACGGTTTCCATTTTAGGGCAGGGTCAATTAAAGGATTGGGAATGTTATCTATTCCAAGCGCATCTGCAATGTGTTGAAATTGTTGTAGCTTGCTGTCTAAATTAATGAGCGTGTCTATGGTATAACCTCCATTGGGTCCGGCGCCACGAATAGAGTTAGCACCTGCCAATTTTGGTACTACCATCCCAAATAAATCCGCGATAGCGTAGAGATATTTTAGGGGAGGGCTAGACACACGTACTTCATCGTCAGTTGTATTAATACATTCTGAGCCCGGACAACCCATTGTACTTCCCTGAACGCATTTGTCGTCTTCATTAAAGAATGGTGGTAATTTAGCACTTGCTGCCCATGCTATTGCCACAAGAATAATGATAGCTATGGCAAAGAGTGTAACATATTTAACAGGGCCAGTTGTTAAAGGTTTAGAGAGAAAATATCCGAATGCTATTATAATAGCAGCTATAGCGAATAATAGAGATCCGAGACCTTCTACAGTGGCTGAAGCTTTTTGGGTTAACGTTTGGTCTATTTTATTGACGACTTGCGCCACGTTGTCATTTTCTAAGACTTGATCTGACAGGAGTTGTGCCGATACATTTTGTGTGATATTTATGTTTCTACCACGAAAATAACTTCCATCGCATAACACATCTTGATTTATATTGGCTATTTGGTTACTTTCTGTTTTTACAGCATTTTGTATAGAGTTTGTAGAATCTGCAAATGTACTTGCGGAATTATGGGCAGAGGCGAAACCAATTCCCATAGAACCAACAGTAGATGATGCTTCTTGACCCACTTGTTGAGCAATGTTATTCATTAAATTTGTATCAGATGATGCTTGCGCCACTTGTTTGTTAATTGCTAAATATTCAACAGTTTGGTCTATATTTATATCGTGTTGTGAGACGAATTCACATCCGTGTAGGTCTATAGTTTGGTTTACATAAGCCATTTGTTGTGAATCTGCTGAAGTAGAGTTCGTGACGAAATTTGTTACATTTGTAACGGCTTCTGCTGCGTTACTTGATGTTGCTGCTCCCATTTTATTAGTAGAAATAAAATAAAATGGAGTATACAAGTTTCTGAATATTTTACTTATCTTTTTTGTTTCCAACGAGATCGTATATTTTTGGAGGGTTATAAGTTTAACCCTAAGATAATGATGAAGGGTGGTTACAATAAAGTTGGCCTGTTCCTTGTTATCTTATATTTATTGTGATAACAGTGATAATTGTTTGTTTGGTATGTATATTTATGGAGAGGGAATGAATGTTATTTGAATAGAAATTATAAATATATTTATGTTCAGCATAATAAATGTCTATATTCAAATCACCTCTTTTTTGGTTATTATTATCGATAATAATAGTCGGAATATCGATATATATTGTTAGTATTGGAAATTTGACAGATCCATGTCCTCATGGTAAATATGCTCATGAATGCAAGGGGGAAACACAGTGTGGGGAAAAATGTTCAGAACATTTAGATTGGGACTGTGATATACATAAATGTGTTGCTAGCAATCCTGTTCCAAATGGTACTTATGTGATACAGACACAGGATAAAAAATATTTATGGTTTGAAAACGGTAAACTTGAGAAAGTATATTACCCAAATCGATGGGAATATAATAATAAAAAACTAAAGGCATATTTACCAAACGGGGACCTATACTTTCTCACAGACGATTTAACTATGGTAGAAGACGAAAGTCAGGCTGGTGAGTTTATGGTGACTAAAGATAATATTTTTAGCGTAAAAAACATGCAATGCTTACGCCCAGATAGGATGGGTTGGGGTATTTGTGAAGAATCGCAGTTTGTTATCTTGGAACTCGGTAAAGGTGGTTTTGTAGGAAGCGGGGAAGGATTATCATTTACATGCGTTAAGGGTACATCTCAGAATCCAGATTCTGTAGATGATAAAAAAATATGTATGGATTTATACTGTCAAAAGGATGGGAATGATTGTTGTATCAATGGATTTACATATTTTGCTGGAAAATGCTGGCAAAATAATCCCGAAGTGCCAGCAAGGGATAGTTGTGGAATTCATAAATGTAAAACAGTTGCGGCTGGTAAAAATTGTGCTCCTACGTGGGGTAAATCCACTTATAAAGGTTCGTGTTTTCACAGCACGTGTGAAACTGTTTGTTGTTCTCAGGCAGAGAAAAGTATACCTAGTGATGCTAAAATCCCATATTGTGGTTGTAACCGAAATAATAATAATTGGTTGCAGTATGTTGACGGGAGTGGAATTACCGGTGACTGTTGGACGAAAAATCAACAACAACATTATTGTGTTTACGATTTACATGGAGATGATTGTGGAAAAAATTTTTATAACTAGGATATATAAATGACAAGTATTTATAAAAATCCATTATTTTGGATAGCCATTTCAATATTAATAGTGGTCATAGCAATATACGTAATTAGCCGTGTATCGAATGATGATAGATGTCCTCCAGGAGAGGTAAAAGGAATATGTGAGGGTCGTTGTGTGGTGCCTTGTGTTGGGGGAAAATACAACTGTGAAACCGATACATGCGAATGTTCATCCGGAACTGAACTTTGTGGTAGCTCCTCATATTGCTGTCCTAAAGATAAATGTCACGATGGACAATGTTGCGATAAAGCACGACAATGTCCAATAGGACCCGATGGAGCAACTGGTTGTTGTCCATCAGATCAGGGATGTCTAAATAATGAGTGTGTGGAAATGTGCGGTGTGAAAGAGGATGGAAGTGGAAATTTTTGTGGAGGAAATACCCCGTTTTGTTTATCGGTTGGAAATTTAAATGAGGAACAAAAAGAAAGATTTAAGAAAGACTTTCCTGAAGCAGTGTTCACTTCAGATGGTGGATCTCATTATTTTGGATATGCTTGTACTGAATCTCCAAGTTGTAATTTATCTAACCAGAAATCAGCACCCAGTTCGATAGATAGTATTTATCCGTGTACGAATATATTTGATGACAGATCATTAGATAATAGGCTACGGTATTGCACCAGTGACGATGCATCTAAAGCAAAGAGTTGTTGGTTAAAACACCGAACAGACTGTACTGAACAAAATGGTTGTACGTTTAGATATCCTTTAGAAACAGATATTTCCCAAGTCAATGCAGATATTAAGAATATTCAGGCAGGGCAAACATATGAAGGGACTTACCATGGTAATTGGTGTGGGGAGGATGGGCATTGGCAATTGCTCTCGCAGATTGATAAAGATGAAGGAAATTGTACAGCCCAAGATTGTTGGAGTCAATTGGGTAAAAAGGGTGTATCAGATGTATATTGGGATGGAAATAGTTGTCGATCTATTACTAATTGTGTAAATTCAAATCCCAGTTCTTTTGTGGGTGGTACTGGCAAAGATCTTTGTGGAGGAAAGGAAAATGAGAATCCTATTTGTAGTAATGATCTATATAGATGTCAAAATGATGGTAGTATTGTTGATAAACCACCAAGTGGTTGGGTGCCTGAGCCAGGAACTTCTGAACTTACTTTCAATTGTATTGAGGGTGAGGGAACATCTGCAAAGTCTACTAAAAAAGAATGTATAGATGAATATTGTTCTAAAAATTCGTGTTGTAATAAGGGTTTTAAATATTTCAATGGAAGATGTTTTCAGGCATCTCCGCCTACCGAGACTTTTGGAGATCAATGTTCGTCCACATGCAAGCCGAATAAAAAGGCATCGTGTGGCAACGGTTGGAGACCGTGCACTCAAGGTGACTGTTTCGGGTCATGTAGTCATTCATGCTGTAATAAAGGGACGGATACACAGCAGGTACAGGGAGGGGGGAAACCAAAAGATGCTAAGATTCCTTATTGTATCTGTAAAATAAAATCTCCAAATGAATGGGGAGAAATTATTGATGGTGTTGCTAAAGATGGTGGTTGTTGGGTACAGAATTTCGATACTAGCGCTAAAAATGAGCACTGTTATGATCATAAAGATTATGTTATGATCAGTGCATATAAATGTGATCCTACCGCTAATTATTCAGATTGTGGATCTAGTTTTTATGCTTGATAAATAATATATTTTAATATGTTTTTATATTTTGATATATAAAAATGTCAGATCATGCAGAAGTTCACCGGAATTATTTAAATATTTTGAAAACAGGAGCTGTGATATTTATTTTGGTAGTAATTCTACTCGTCGGGTACCAATTTTTCCAGGCTATTATGAACAATCCACTCATTAAATGGATAGAAAATATAGCTGGCGCCGCAGGTGTAGGATTAACAGATCTTGGACTTGGATGCTGTACACAAGGCGCGTGTAAGGAAACCACATCAAAAAAGTGTAACAAATCATGCGGGTGTGGTTGGGACAGCGATAAAGGTAACTGTTTAAATACATCGGGATTGAAAGAGGGTCAAGGAGGTTTTTGGACGTGTCTATACGCTTTGGGTGGACTGATACCTATTCTTACGTTTGGGTTGTATAAAGTGTATGCAGCTGTTTCTGGCCGTTATAAGAAAACAGCTGCAGATGATTTAGCTCGGGTGAATAGTGAAAAAGTTGGTGACGTAATTTCGGAATGGCGAGCTAATGCTGATGTGGATAGAGCAAAAGTGCGCGATATTGATAAAGATTATACTAAAGCTGAACGGGATTATATGGAGAGTAGAGCGATGCAAAATAGGTGGAACAGAGATATTGTGGAACCTCTTAAAAATCATGATGCCGAAGCTTATAAAAGACAGGTCGATTTGGCTCAACAAGTAAGACAAGAATCTATTGATGCGGCTGAAATTTCTAAAGATAGAGCAAATGAATTGGACAAAGATGTGGAGGATGCTACAGATGTTGAAGATCCGATACCTCACGAATAATATTTTTTTCGTTGGGATAATAAATGTCTTCTGGAGAAAATAAGAAAAAAATGTCTTCTGGCGTTACTATTATACTATATATTGTTCTCTTAATTGTGCTTTGGTATGCAATAAAAGTATTTGAAATTAGAATGGCATATAAACCGGTGTTTGATTGGTGGTCAAAATATGACGGGGACAAGTATGATGTTAGTATATTCAATATTTATGCTGCGTATAATAATTGGTTATTATACTACCTGTCTAGATTGTCTACAAGTCCAGCAAATACTTTGAATTTAGTAGAAATAAGATTTTTTGTAAGTAGTATTATGCAATATACTTACTGGGTTGACGATGATGGTCGCGGGAATGGTATTCTCATGCCGCCACATATAGCAGAATCAGCTATGCTAAAACCCGGTCAGGGAATACAAGATTTTGATGATTGGTTCCATAAGGGTGGATATAGTATGGAAAAGCCTTGGGATCCAAAGACGAATCCCAAAGGAGTATATCCAGATCCCGGGTCTATACCTAACTGGAGGACAAAAATCGCAAATTGGGCTGGATATTCTGGGGACAAGGCAGGAGATCTTGGAGGTGTATTTTGGAAAGATATTCAGGGTATGTGGATGCCAAATCCTGATGAAGCAGATACATGGATCCAAGAATGGGTAAAAACGGATAGACACCCGGATAATTTTATCGCTAGAACAGGTATAATGCCAGATAGTCCTATTATTGTTGCATTTATTAACGGTAAATATAATGATCCAAATACAGGTTTGGTATTGGATGCAAAAGCCTTTAGAAATGTTTTAGGAGATAAAACAGAAAATCTTGGTGGTTGGCTTGGATATCTTAAGGGAATGGAAGGATCAGGTTTGAGTTCTGATCTGTATTGGACTTCGTTATATACAACATATTCCGTTAAACCTAATCCTCCTCCAGGAAGTTGCGGTGACAGCGCAGGTGGATGGTTAGGAGCTATTGGTTCTGCATTAGGCGCAGGAGTAGGAGTAGGGGCATTGGCGTTTATGGGGGCTGGACCATTAGGCGCCGCCGCTTTAATTACCACAGGTGTCCTAGTAGGTGGGGCAAGTATCGGGTCTCATATCGCAAATGTTGTTGATTGTAACAAGAATAAATAAGTCTTTATTATTAATATAAAGTATATATTAATAGTGTAAATTTGGTTATCTTTTCCTTTTTTTGATTTGTTCTCCAACGAGATCGTATATTTTTGGAGGGTTGACGGGGTTAATTTTAAGTGCCGGAGCCACACAATCCCAAGGATCGATCATCACAGCATCTTGATCTAACATCTTACGAAAAGTCCTTGATAAAAAATTCTTGTGTACAGCTATTTGCATGACATTTTTCTTGAACCAACTGTGGCTCATATAGAGAAATCCATCTTCACCTGGTGTCTCATTGTCCCAGTAACCCCATGAATTTTCTACTTGCCAACTTTCTGGTTTATTTTTATGGTCTATATTAACTCCCACAAGGGTCATGGCGTGATTAGCCTGTAGATTGCGAAATGTGATCCTGTCCCCTTTTGGGAAGCGATAGTTTTGTCCGAAAATATCCATATCTGCGGTTAGGTTGTCATCGAGTGCTGAATGGAATGGGTTGAAATCTTTGCAAACGTCTGCAGCGAACCAGACCGGAAGGCCAGATAGGATGGATTTTTTTGCGTATTTGGCGAGTTCGTGAATGTTGGTATTGAGAAAGCGAAAATTTTCGCCTTCGTATACATTTGATGTATATTTTACCTCGTATAGTTGTTTTTCTTTGAGTTTTCCTGGTAGGTGTGTTAGAACAACGAAATCTGTCAGGTTAATACCAGGGATACACATATTTTTGAATTTGTGTGGAGAAAGACCTGTTATGATGTTGGAATCGTCATCTTCGTTGATGTACGACCATCGGAATTTTTTGGGGGGATCGCCTAAGAATTTTACAAGGATTTTATAGACTTGTTTCATTGTGTCTTTTTTAATTTCGAGTAATTCTTCTTGGGGTAAATTACGGTGGGTAAAGATATAGTTTGCACATGCTTGTACACAATCGTGTATCTTGTCGTTCATATCTTGGGAATCCATAGACTGCCATGTCTCTTTCATAGAGGATTTAGGGAGTAGACCATATTTAATGACGAGATTTGCGAACATATTCCACCATCCCCCGTCCCCATAGTAATCTTCGATGATATACTTAAAAGATTCATCATCAGTTTTTACTTCGGGATGATCGATAAACCACCTGAGAAATGTATTAGCTCTTTCTAATTTATCCCAGAAAAACAGATAAGTTTCGGAAAATTCGAAATCTTCAAGATCTAGAGCTTTAATGACAGTATGTCTAAAGATATTAAGACCTGCAAACATCCAACATCTTCCAGATCTGCCTTGGTTAGTTGCCTTGGTATTCTTTTTCTTGATTGAATTCATGAAGACATGGTTGATGTGATTTACCCTTTTAGAGTCGATGGTTGTTATCATGGATCCTATGGATACGATGGCGTTGCGGGTAATAATATTAGAGGGGTTTTTGTAAAAGTCTATTTCACATTCGTTTAGAAATTTTTGATCGATGTCTTTGCCTGGTATGGTTTCTTCATTACCTAATCGAGATTTCTTATTCTCCCTCGTGCATTGTTGATTTCGCGATCTTTTCATTTGATTTAAAACCGATTTGGTTTTAAATATCTTAATTTATATCTTAATTTATATCTTATACTCATACTTTTCTACGCATCCAAGTGGATCTTTCTTTATTTGAGCCATATTATACTTAATTAACTCGTCGGCTCGGATCCGAAGGCGAAATCAAATTCTTTGTCATCAAATGCATAATAACATTAACAATAATTTAAATTTATATTTTTTAACATGATAAATATTATTCGATGAAATAATTATTTTCTGACTTTTTCGGAAAAGTCAGAAAATCCAAATCTTCCAAATATAACATATCGCCACAACACAATGTTTGTTAATGAATTTAAAAAATATAAATTTAAGGCATTTCAGTTTAATGTAATGAACATGAATGAACAAAATTGTTTATAATTTGTTCATTCATGTTCATTATAATGAACAAAAATGTTCATTAGAGATTTAAAAACATATTTTATTATTAAAAATGGAATGTCAATTTTGCCATAATACATTTTCTAACAAACAGAATTTAAATGCTCACCAAAAAAGAGCTAAGTATTGTTTAAAAATACAAGGAAAAACACCTGAAAAAGAATATAATTGTGGTAGTTGTAAAAAGGTATTTTTATGTTCAACAACGTTAAGAAGACATAAAAAGACTTGTTCTACTAAATTTTTAGTAGAAAGATTGAATGTTAGAATAAAAGATTTAGAAGATAAAAATATTATACTTGAGGAAAGATGTAAAATGTTGACAAAGCAAGTTGAGCAATATAGGAAGGATTATGAAAAATTGTCTCTAACGGCGGTAAAGAGACCTGTAAACAGTACTAGAAATATTCAGATTAATAATTATATTCAGAAGATGGAACCACTAAGGATCGAGGATATGAAGAAGAGTATTCCTATGTTGACTCTAGATCATCACGTTAAGGGGCCTGAGGGGTATGCGGAGTTTGCGTTGGAGTTTCCGTTTAAGAATAAGGTAGTGTGTGTAGATGTGAATAGGAATAAGTTGAAGTATAAGGATGATGAAGGGAATGTGATAGAGGATCCGGGCTTTAGGAAGATGATGACAAAGTTGTGTAAAATGTTAAAGGATAGGAGTTTTGATTTATGCCAGGAGCATTATGAGAAATTATCCTGTGAATTTACGGAGGAGGAGTTAGATCATTTTAATTTTATGGAGGCGGCTATGGCTATTACTAAATATGCTAATGGTAGGGAGAATGATTTTTGTAATAAGATAATAAAGTTGATAAGTAGAGGGTCTAAACGAGTTTAGTTCCTGATAAAAATATTGATCATTTTTATTGTTAGATTAACTGGGTACTTGACTTTTTTCCCTATTTCGAATGACATATTAAATCCGCGTAGTTTACCTTTGTTGTCTTGGTGTTTTATGAGAAAGTCTATTTTAGTTACGATTTGATTGACACGTTTTTCTATATTCCTGATACCGACGTCTTCTTTCCAATCTGTCTTGTTTTTAATTAAGTATGTAGCTGTTTCTACTGAGAGACTAATAGAATCTGGTGGTGTATTTATATTTTTTAGTGCTTTAGGGAATAGATAATCGATAACGATTTGTATTTTATCTTCGAGCGAATATCCGGGAACTTCAATCAAATCTATCCGGTTACATAATGCTGAATCTTGTGGTAAGTCATTCATTGAATAAATAAACCATAGATGGGATAAATCTATCTGTAATCCACTTAAAAATTTATCTCGAAAATCGGAGTTCTGTACAGGATCTGTTATGTGTAAGAGGGTAGAACATAGATCAAGATTACTGGAAATCTTGTCGAATTCGTCTAAGAATAAGATTCCGTTCTTATATTTCATTCGTCTTAGGCACTTGACTATTTCTCCTGGTTGCGCTCCTACATAGGTATATTCATGCCCTTTCAGAAAATCTGGATTTGAAATTCCGCCCAGAGAGATTTGTTCGAAGGGGAAATTAAGGACTTGTGCCAGTAATCTTGAGACAAATGTTTTACCTGTTCCCGGAGGGCCAATGAGTCCTAGAGAACATTTTTTCATATGGGGATTTTGTATTTTAGAAGAGGCGAAAAGTAGGATCCTTTCCTTTACTTTTTCCATACCGTACAACTCCTGGTCAAGAGTGTTAGATATACGCCTGAGGAATCTTGTTAGGGTGTTCTTTGTGAATGGGAATGTTTTGATTTTATCGTAGGGTATTGAGATTGCCCAGTTTAGCCAGTTTAAGATTTTAGTACGTTCGTCATCATGTGAGAGCATTATCCTGAGTTCTTTGTATTTGCTGTAGATGATTTGTTTGTTTTGGACGCTAGTTTGTAGGTGTAAAATCTTGTATTCCATATCAGAATTGGCGTCGTAGCTATCGAGTAATTTTATCTGTTTCTCCATTTTGGAGTGTTGATCGGATGTGTATTTGCAGTATTGCGCATAGTTATTTTTTGCTTCTACAAAGAGTTTATTAACTTTATGGCGAAGTTCAAGCCAAATTTCTGTGTTAGGTTCAACAGTTTTGTATACTTCGTAAAGTTGGAAGAGTTTGACCCTGTCCTGTGTTAAAAGGGGTTCATTGAGTATTGTGATGGCTTTGGGTTCTGATTTTATAATTTCTAGTTTTATATCCATGAAGTTTTTATAGGCAATCTTGTTGGTTTTTTTGAGATTGGATAAATCATCATTGGGAATGTAGTCTTCGTCGCTATTGGAATTTTCATCTTCATAATCATCGTCATAATCATCGTCAGAGGCATCGCTATCTGATGGTATGCTGTAAGAAATTGACCGTGCTCGTTTGCGAGATCTTGTATTCATTTATTATAAATCAATTTTGATTTATAAATTATAAATTGCGAATAGAAATATTATCCAATTTAAAACATTGCTCGAACAAAATAAATGTCAGATACACAATATACTCATCCAGAATGGAAGACAGAAAACTCATTAACATCTCCTTCGGATAGAGATCCTGCACGTACCTACCGACCCAATCAAGGTCATCGAAAACTCTCTGAAAAAGAGGTTGAACATGCCATGGAAGAACTAGATAACAATAAATACGTTAAAAAGTTCCTCAGGGTTGAACGCAGATATGCTGACCCTGTAGAACCGATGCAAAGAATTGGACTTATTTCTTTTGTTCCTGCTAAGGGGGCTACCCCTAACAGTAAGGGAATTTATGGTTTTGCCAAATTGAGAGGAAATTATCCAACTGATCAGGAGGCTAGTGAGAGGGCAGAATTTTTAATTCGTAATGTTGATTCTTATCATCAAATTTACCATGCTTATGTTGGGAGACCGTTTCCGATGACAACGAAGTCTGATTATTCTGGCGAAACATCTGAAATTGATATTCGTAAGTCAATGACAGAATCGGTTAGTGCGAGTGTTAAGCAGAAAAAGAAGACAGAGCGTCAGCAAATCAGAGAGATCGAAGAAAGGGAAAAACAATTATTGGAAGAAAGTAAGAAAGAGGAAGAGGATGATCCAATGGATCATTATATCACTCTGCGTGTTAAGAAAGCCCAACTCACTTGGTCTTATGTAGAGACAAGAAAGAAAATGGAAGAGATGAAAGAAATTATTAGTAAAACACGTACTGAGCTTGAGAAAATGGATAAGGAAGATGAAACTTATTCACAACGGTACTTTAAGAAGTATTGTGATGCTAGGTCTGCATCTGGATTGGATAACGCTAAAACGCAAAATAACTTTATGAAATTTCTTGTCGAGGATGTTGAGCTTGATTTTTAATTTGTATTTGTAACATATCTAATTTTCCTTGTGTATGCATTTATGATTTTGAGGATCCATTTTAGTGTCCAGAATCTCGACCAAGGATGTAGATCGTTTTTACCCTCGTCGAACGCCGTTTTTTGATTAAATTAAGTATCGTAACAATAGAAACCATTTGATGTATAAATATAATTCTTTATACATCAATACTTACCTACAGTCTTTGCATGTTCTTAAATAATAACATGCGATTATAAGAGATATAACAATCGCTATAATACCTCCCCACAGGGCGCATTTCTTTTGTATTTTATATTTTCCACGAGAACTTTTTTTAGCTCCATACGCGCTTGCCCCGACTCCAGCAAATGCTAAAGGAACGGCCAGACAAGCACCACAAAAGTCCTCTTTTGTATCTTTATTTCCCCTTCTATATTTTTTCCAATTTTCATCCTTAGACATTCTTTATTTCTATCAATATAGTTTTGTACAAATTTATTTTTCTACGGGACTTTCTTCTAGTAATCAGGAAACAAAGGGTTATTTTAATAAACACAATAGAAGTATTATTTTCAATCACAATAATAAATGAATGCACAAAAACATCCAAAAAATTTTCCGGTAAGTAGCTTTATTGGTGTATCACTTATTATCGTATTTTTTCTTTTTAATGCTCAAGTTATAACTTCTATCCCTTGTGGAAAAGGGATAGAAGACGTTTTTATGAGTAATTTTGTTCATGTTGATATATCTCACTTGTTAGCAAATCTATATGCGTTGTATGCATTATCTCGCATTGAACAAGAGATGGGGTTTCAGAAATTTATAATGCTTCTTATATATCTATTGGTATTTAATACCCTTGCAGAGTTTTTAGCTCGAAAAATTTGGAAAGATATGAAATGTAGTATTGGTTTTTCTGGAATTTTATTTGGTATGTTGACGTGGGAACTTGTGGCTAAGAAAAAGTTCGATATGCAGTTAATGTTAGCCATAGTCTTAATGGTAGTAGGACCTTCTTTGCAAAATAAAAGAGCATCTTTGAGCGGGCATGTGGTTGGAGCGGTATCTGGAATTATAGGAGCCTTAATTTGGAAACTGTTAGGTAATCATCCTCTCAAAACAACGTATAAAATATAAATGAGACTGATTAAAAATATTATTGGTGACAAGATTATGAATAGAAGCACCAGTAATCCTTCCGGACCTTCTGATCCAAGATTCCCAATACCGTCACCAGCCGAAACTATAATCATTGCTATGAGACTCAAGAATAGGAACCATCCCGCTGTTTTTAAATTTGACGGAATATTCAGGGCAGCCAGGACAATCACAGTCTATATTACTGCATTCTTTATTATTCCCATATACAATAATATACTTGTCTACCATTTATTGCTGTAAATTATAATTTCTTTTTATTAATAAATGAACAATATAATTAATTTTAGAAACATCATGATATTATTAGGGTTAATTCTAGTAGGATTAGTGGTTGGATTAGTTGTACGAGCAGAGGAATATACAGCTAAAAATATAGATAAAAATATAACTACACGTAAAGAGTGTGTTTATAAAGGTAGTGTAGCAGGTTTATGCTATGTATGGGATGGTTCTCAATGCTGGACAAATGGCAGAATAGATGGATCACAATGTATTAAAGATGGTGATAAAACTGGCACGGGTCTGCTAATAGCAAGTGGTATAGTACTACTAATTATGATAGTATTACCGATAGCTAGGTTGGTAAGTAATAGGATTAGACAAGTTTGATTTTGTCGTTAGATTGTATTCATATGATCTCTCCCAAGATTTATTTTATGGTTTAAAGACATTTTTTTTACATAAATAAATGTCACGCGCACGAGCACTAAGAGAAAAAAATGTGGTTGTCAAATTGGTTAAAGATCTAAATAAGAGAATGGCAGACTTTGAGAATGCCGTAGACGAGTTAAAAATCCTTAAAGACTCAATTACTGAAATGCATGACCAAGTTACAGCCCAAGAACAAGAAAACACAAATGCTTTAATTCGTCTTAGGACGGAGCTTAAGGAAAATAAAACGAAGGTATTAAATGATGCTGCTGCAAGTGTGGGAAAAACTATTATTTCAAATGATGAACTGGCTGAACTTCGAGAACAGGTAAACAAACTCAAAGCGGTGAATAAATCTGCTAGGGATGAGGTTGACACTGTGGTTGAGGAAAAGGTCGAAGCTCTAATTCAACACAGACTTCAATTACAGGCACTGGAACATAAGGCCACGGTAGCTGCTTTACAGTCGGCAGTTGAGAATTATAAGAAAGAGGTTTCAAACTTGAACAAGTCTTTTGAACGTATGTCGGAAGAGTTGAAGAGTCAAAAAGATCTTACGGCTCAAATGGCTTTAGCCAATCGTCCCGTTGTTACTTCGCAATCTCCAAGTTCTTAATTTGAAATTTTATACTTTATTCAGAGTATAAAATTAAATTATCTTCTTTTTCCTTTCGTTTTTCCTTTCGTCTTCCCTTTCGTCTTCCCCCCAGTTCTCCTACTTTTGTTAGATTCTTTGTCAATAACTTTAAGCCATTTTGTGTATTCCTTTTGGAATTCATCCAAGTCTTCTATCCAGAGTTCTTTCTCACTTTTAGAAGCAAGAGAATCTTTTATTTTGATCTTAGACTCTATATCTTTCTTCAATTTGTTAATTTTTTCTTCGGTGATACTGCGAAACTGCATTCTAAGTAAATATTCATAACCGTGTTTCTTACTTTCCTTTTCGTCTTCTTGGTCTTCTTGGTATTCTTCCTTATTTTTCTCTTCATCTTTATCATATCCACGTTTCTCCAGTTCTTCGTATATGTCAGATGTTTTTCTACTTTTTCTAGTCCGCCCACTGTCATCGAAAAGTTTGATATCTCCGCTCATAACTTCTTCTAGAAATCTTCTCTTGTTTCCCAAGAATTTTATTTCATTATTAAGTTCGTTGATCTGATATTCCTTCCTTTTTACGTAGTATTCATAACGAACTTTGCAAAATGAATCTATTATTTCATCCACAGTATCATATTTTTTGATCGACCCTTGCTCCGTAAATAAGACCATATTCGATGTATGTATATATGTAGATAAATTAAGATTTTCCCTATTACAAAGGAGACCATTCTTAGACTCTGTAATAACAAACTTAACTTTAGTTGGCGTTGAATAATTACTGACCTTCTTTACTAATTTTTCTTCCATCAAACCGTCAAGGTAATCTTTGAATTTATTGGTCCAAAGGTTAATTGGCAGTTCATCAACAATTTTCGATCTTTTTTCTTCCGAAACGTGTCCCCAAGAGGTATAGCGATGATTCCCGGATTTCACTATTTCTCCTGTAAATCCTCTGTACCACGGATGAATTTCTGGTAGAAGAGAGATAGTTGTTTTTTCATCATTGATAATAACTTTTCCATCGTTATCTAGCCATGCTTTTACGGACTCAATCAAGTCTAATGGATTATAACATGGAATGTTACAAGACCATCCGGTTCCTATCCCTACGGTACACCCGTTAATAAGGATTGTCGGGAGAATAGGTACATAGAAATACGGCTCAACTATATCACCATCATCGACAACTCTGTCGAGGAGTACATCATCTTCAACTTTGAATAATAATCTTGTTAATGCATCGAGTTTAGTGAAAATATACCTAGCACTTGCTGCATCTTTACCACCTGCCAATTTAGAGCCAAATTGCCCGTCCCTAAAAAGTAACGGTATATTGTTACTTCCCACATATGAATTCGCCATTCTAGTGATAGTATCGTGAAGGTTTTGTTCACCGTGATGGTAACCTGTCTTTTCTGATACATAACCAGCAAGTTGAGCAACTTTTAGAGTCTTGCCTTTATGTCTAAGCTTTTTCAAAAAACATGCAAATAATACCTTTCGCTGACTTTCTTTCAATCCATCCATCATGCCCGGAATACTCCTTTTACAGTCGTTTAACGAAAACTTAATCATCTCTGTGTTCAGGAAATCAGAAATTGAGATATCCACAGTCTCGGGTTGATCTCCGCTCCAGGATAGTGCAATATTTCTGGGGTCATAGTTCTCTAGCCAGGCCTTACGAGCATCTGATTGTTTTGTATGAAATATTTTATTCATGTTTGCTGTAGCATGTTCATCGTTTCGGAATCTTATCATTTTAATTCCAAACGTTTCTGCAATATCATCTGACGAAGAAGAACCGAGTCCCTTATAGTATTTTTTATCTATTTGTTTGTTGGGATACTTTTTGTTATATTCAGCAACATATTTTTGGTATTCTCTCTCGTCATAGAATAAGAGGTCTCTGTGAGATAAGTGAACACGAACAATAGGAGTTTGCATAGATACAATAAATGGGTCTTCTCTCTGAAGTACAGATGGGAATAATGTATGAAATAAATTCTGTAGAAGGCCAGATATATGGATCCCATCCGTGTCTGCATCCGTTATGATCATAACCTGCCCATACCTCAGAGAAGAATAATTCTTCTCTGAGGTATAGTCAACCCCTGTCTTAATACCTAAAGCTTTAATAATATCAGATACAACATTATTCTTGGCGATGGATGTAACCTTAGCATTTCTAGTGTTGAGGACCTTTCCCCTGAGAGGATATATTCCAAACCAATCACGACCGCTTTTACCAAACACTCCAATTTCTATACCCTGAACTGCATAAGTTGCTGCAGATAATCCCTCTACAAGAATTAAAACACAATCACGTCCATGTACACCACCTTCATTGTTAGCTGGTTCTAATCCTGGGATCTTGACAAAACTTCTCTTCTTCCTCTCAAGTTTTTTCAACAGCACCCAATCCTTTGATCTCTTGATGTCATCAATAACAGACCACCTCATTATCTTATCGGTCTCTTTCTTCAAAACCGATGCTTTAACAGGAGATTCAAGCTTGTGTTTGCTTTGTGATTCAAATTCCGGTTTTTTGACCTTAACAACAACAAATATACGAAAAAACTTCTTCACATCTCCCATATTAAACGAACTGCCCTTTGGTTTGGATAACTTGACCACGATTGGACGAAAGCATGCCTCGACCCACGCATCCACATGTGTACCATTTAACGCAGTATACACCCCATTAACAAATGATATTGCTTGAAATTGTGTGGATGGCGTGACAACAATTTGGGCATTTCGATTGTTGATGTACAAAACATCCTTTTCTTCAGTAGAATATAATTGTGAATAAGATTTAAGGGTTTTTACGGGGATAAGAACATCATTAAAATACACATCAACATTTGTTAGCATTGCAGCATCAACAACATACCTACAATACAAATCAATAATATCTTGTGTATAACCCTCAATTCTGAACTGTTTGAAATCAGGAATCCAAGATACCTCTGTATATCCTTTTTTCAGTTTTGTTTCAGTAACTTCAGGCTCAAGGGTCAATTTCATATTTTGGGTCCATTCTTGTTCAAACAACAGTTGATTTATAGGATCGACACCTTTTACTCCGAAATAATTTGAAAAAACGTTCGTTAGTTTTACACCGAGGCCGTTCCTTCCAGATATACCATACCTATCCTCATCGTCATCGTAGTTAGATGAAGTCAAAAGATGACCAAAAATAAGAGTATGATTGTAACAATTCTCTTCTTCATTAATCTCAATATCGATCACCTCTCCATCATTCCATATAGTCGTTTCTCCTGTTTTCTTGTCAATGTTAACTTTAATTTTTGTACACGGGGTACGGGTATTTTTACTTCGTGCCGCATTATCAATAGCGTTTGATAACGGCTCTATAAAGATTCTAAGTATAGCCGGAGAATAGGTGACATGTTTTTTTTTAATACGAAAATTATCAGATGCACTCGACACATAGTCTTCTACAAGTCTGGGACGATTAGATCCGACATAAGTGTCTGGACGGTGTAAAATATGGTCAAGTGGATCCATTTTGTTATACTTTTCTTTTCTTTTGGAAGGCATATCTTGTTTAAGAATAGATTCACTATTCTTAAATTCATTTTCTTTTCTTTATTCCAAATTATTCAAACAATGCTAATCCAATCGTTTTCCTCCAAATTTTTCCCATATTCAATGAATTCTTGATTATTTTAAACTTTGACATTTATTAATTTATTATAATTTAATAAATGTCAAAGTTTACAATATTTCATGGGAACAAAAGTCCTTTTGTTTCTATAAATGACAATCCAAATGTTCAAGGTCCTACGGGTACTCAAGGTCCTACGGGTACCACGGGACGTGGTGGTTTAAGAGGAATTCAAGGTCCTACAGGGGAGCAAGGGCTCTCTATTACAGGTCCTACGGGATATACAGGGGCGCAAGGTGTTACTGGACCTGAAGGTCAATCTATTATAGGTCCTACGGGATATACAGGGGCGCAAGGTGTTACTGGACCTGAAGGTCAATCTATTATAGGTCCTACTGGACCTGAAGGAAAGGAAGGAATGACTGGACCCACAGGTCCTACCGGTCCCGTATGTACAGGACCGACAGGTCCAACAGGAATTATTGGTGCTACTGGAATCACTGGTCCTGCAGGACCCACAGGACAAAATTTTACAGGTCCTACTGGATACACAGGTTATACTGGACCTACTGGATACACAGGTTATACTGGTTATACTGGACCTACAGGATACACAGGTTATACTGGACCTACTGGATCTACAGGTTATACTGGACCTACTGGACCTACAGGATACACAGGTTATACAGGTTATACTGGACCTACAGGATACACAGGTTATACAGGTTATACTGGATACACAGGTTATACTGGTTATACTGGATACACAGGTCCTACAGGATATACAGGTTATACTGGTTATACTGGTTATACTGGATACACAGGTCCTACAGGATATACAGGTTATACAGGTTATACTGGA